GTTCTGTTGATAGACGAAGAATTGCCTACAGATATAGCCAACAAAACACCCGATATACTAATGTATATGGAAGCAATAGAGACAATATTCCTAGGTGACTTGACAGTGACCAATAATGTGGCTAATGCACGAATTGAGAAGAGCAAGAAGTATTCAGCTATAAAGGAATACTTAATTAATAAAGGCTATAGAGTTGAACATCAAGATGTTATAATACATTCTAGCCTTCACAACGTTTATTCTGAATTCAGAAAGTTAAGCACTATAGGGTTAATACATGAGAATATTGATCTACTACATACCTACATAGAATATCATGGTATTGCTATGGAGTCCATGACCAATGCCCAAAACAATTGTGTTGACCTGCAGCTTTTTAATGTTTATCTTAACAAATTTGACAAGGTGACTTATGAGGCTTATGACCTTGAGTTGGACAATGATGAATTTGTTAAGTCACTCCCATATGATGATTATGTSCCACATAAAACRGAAGATGAGTTACTAGCYGAAATTAAAAATGATTTTGACAACATGAATTTTGATGCTATGTTTGAGGATGGGATTGAGAAGACCAAACTAGCTTTTGAAAAGCTGATTAAAAATAATGTTGAGAACTTTGAACACATTGAGCCTAAGTCAGTTTTTCAAGTTGTATATAATGTGTCTGAAACAGAAAAATTAACCAACCACAATTTGATAATGGATTATGTGAAAGATATAATAAATTCTGATGATTCAGAAATAAAGTCTTATCTATTAGATATACTACCAAAGTACTCACAGATAGGAGTCATGAAAACAACATACCAAAACAAAGTTACTGATAGTGCATTAAAACTTGAAATTGATATCTACAAATCACATGGTGTTTATGGCCCTTATCAGTATGACATGGCCACAACACTGAACTCTACTATAACTGCCAATACCAAAGAAAAATTGGAATATGGTAAAAAGTTGCCTAACCTTAAGAAATCACCAGCA